TGTCCGATATGGTTGTGGACAATGGTACAAAGAAGCAGTTGAATTATGAGATCATGTTTCAACTGCTAATGGGTGAGTGTGAGAAGCATATCCTTGAGAACGTTGGCAACGCAGTTGTTGATGAGTTTAAGATGAGCATACTTAAAAAGTTTAGCACACTTGTGCAGACCTTACACCCTAACGAATAACTAACACGCAAACAATGGCGAGGCTTACACCTCGCCATTGTTGTATCTATCGTACACCTATCTATCTCATACCTTGCATAGCCTAGAGCATAGCAAGGCTCATGCTCTATCTCATAATCGTTTTAAAATTTACGCTTCAGGGCTTCGCGTTCTGGTACTAGGTTTTCTGGGGCGAAAGGGTTTACCAAGTAGGTTACATTCATACACTAGGGTTCCAAACGAGATGAAGTTGATATTTTTTTGTAAATCAAGTAATATATAGAAAGGACCCTTTGTTTTATTAGGAACCACACCCCCAGGGGGTATATTTTTTTTAGGTACCATACAGGCCGGGGGTATATATTATGAAAATAGAAAATTTATCAGAAGAAGAATTAAAAGATATCATTTTTAAAAAACAATTAGAATGGATTAAATTATGCCAAGATAATTTTTTGGTATTCGCTGAATCTGTTTGGCAAGATTTTATGTATCGTAAAGGAAAGACTAGGAAGAAGTATGGGCACCATCAACTTATTGCTGAAGCTTTTGAAGATATTGCAGATGGAGATGCAAAGAGGCTCATAATCAATATGCCTCCTAGACATACTAAATCTGAATTTGCATCTTATTTATTTCCTGCTTGGTATATTGGAAAGTACCCAAAGAAAAAAATTATGCAGGTTTCCCACAACGCTGAACTTGCCTCTAGGTTTGGTAGTAAGGTTCGTAACTTAATGAACACTAGGGAGTATAAAGAAATTTTTGGAAGTGTTACACTTCGAGAAGACAGTAAAGCAAAAGGCAGGTGGGAGACTAACCATGGTGGTGAGTACTTTGCAGCGGGAGTTGGCGGATCTATCACAGGTCGAGGGGCTGATTTGCTTATTATTGATGATCCACATACTGAGCAAGATTCTATGTCGGACACAGCAATGGAACGTGCTTATGAATGGTACAGTTCAGGACCTAGACAACGTCTACAACCCGGAGGAAGAATTTTAGTTGTTATGACTCGTTGGGCAACTGATGATCTAACAGGAAGATTATTAAAAGCTCAATCAGGAAATAAAGCAGATCAATGGAAATTAATTTCTTTCCCTGCAATCATGCCTGATGATAAACCTGTTTGGCCTGAGTATTGGAACAAAGAAGATTTAGATTCTGTTAAAGCTTCCATCTCCGTTAAAAACTGGAACGCCCAATATATGCAAGATCCTACTAGTGAGGAAGGTGCGATTATAAAAAGGGAGTGGTGGATAGATTATGATAAAGAAACTTTACCAAAACTACTACACGTCATTCAAAGTTATGATACTGCATTTTCTAAAAAAGAATCTGCCGACTATTCTGCTATTACCACCTGGGGGATATTTGAACCTAAGGAAGGTTATGAAAAAGCAATTATATTATTAGATGCTCATAAAGGTAGGTATGATTTTCCAGATTTAAAAAATGTAGCCTTAGAGCAGTATCATTATTGGGAACCTGAAACTGTAATTATTGAAGCTAAAGCTAGTGGTACTCCACTAATCCACGAACTTAGACGTGCAGGAATACCTGTAGTTGATTACGTTCCAGCTAGAGGACGAGACAAGTATACTAGAATAAACTCATGCGCACCTGTATTTGAGTCCGGTATGGTTTGGGCACCTTTAGACGAACACTGGGCACAGGAAGTTATTGAAGAATGTGCTTCATTTCCTAATGGTCAGTATGATGACTATGTAGACAGCATGACACAAGCTGTGTTAAGATATCGACAAGGCGGATTTGTTTCAACATATTCTGATGATTGGGATGATAAGCCAATGAAGTTAGAAAAAGAATATAAATATTATTAGGAGATTCTTATGTCAACAAAAGAAAATAGAGAAAAAGAAGCTAAAAAACTTAAATATAAAAAAATGGGTTTTAGTAAAATGATGGATTCTGGTGAAATTGATTTTGGAGATGGAAAAAAATCTTCAAAAAAATCTTTTGAACACCCTATGGCGGAAGAAAGATTTCAACAAACAGCGAGAGCTAGATTAAAAAAATCAGGGCTGGAAGATTCAGAAATTGGCGACCCAAGAACAAAAACTGAAATAAAAGATAATGCTAAAAAAATGGGTGGTGGCATGATGCAAAGACCTATGGGTTATACTAAAGGTGGTTCACAACAAGGTTACGGCGCAGCTAGAACTTCTGGCATGGGTCTTCAAGATGAAGAATTAAAACCAGGTAAAGTGTACAAAGCAAAAAGAGGAAGTGGTTTAGATCTTCCTGTTATTAATTCAGTTAAACCTACTGTTAATAAAACTAAAAGAGCTCAAAATCTTTCTGAGATGAAAATACAATTTACTAAGCAAAAAAATAGAACTGGTATTAATTCAGGTACTTTAGATAAAATTTTAAGTAAAACTAAAAATCCTTATTCAGATTTAAAAGCAACTACAGCTAAAGGTCCTACTCAATATTCTTCAATGGATGAAATGAGACAAGCAAAAGGTTTTAAACCAGGAGAGTCTAATACTGCTTTTCTGAAAAGAAGAATGGATTTAAGAGCTGCTACGAAAGCAGTAAGTGCAACTAAAATTGGTAAAATAGCTTTAGGTGTCGGTGCTGCGGGAGTCGCTGCATCTCAATACTTAAAATCTAAAATGAAAAAAGATGAAAACGAAAAAACTTTAAAAGATTTTAGAGAACAAAAGAAACCTGGAATACCTTCAGAAAAAACAAAAACAATTAACTCAGCCCTAAATAAACTTAGTAAAAAAATGGGTGGTGGCATGATGATGCAAAGACCTATGGGTTATAAATCAGGCACTTTTGTCCAAGCACGTGGTTGCAAACTAGGTAGAACAAGACCTACTAAAATTACATAGGAGGGACGATGTCCCTAAAGGCATTATTTAGAGCCGGTAAAGAATTACTTAAGGCGGAGAGGCCTAGACCAACACCGGCTACCGGACAACAGCCAAGAAGAATAGGAGATAACAATCCCCCTAGTCCAATTGATAAACCTAAACCTTCACAACAAACAGGAAAAGAATTAGTTACACAAGAATTAAAAAACCCACCTGTTGTTCTTAAACAAACAAAACCCCTACAGATGGGTGATGACATGGCACCTGCTTTTGGTTCATCAACCTATGACTGGGCTATGAGAATGGGAAGATCTAAATACAGCGCAGACGAGTGGCTAGATCATTTAACATCTACTAGAAAAGTAAACTTTAATATATTTGGTAAACCTGCAACTAAGACTGTCCGTGAGCAGAAAAGATTTAAATACGATTCAGGACCCTTTGCCGGTAAAGAAGTTAGTGTATCCAAAGAAGAATTATTCGATTCCAATTTAGCAATTTTCAATGAAGCAGGAGATCTAACCGGTGGCCTGTTATTTGCAGCAAAGAAGTTCGGTCTTAAATTAGATGCTAATGAAATAGGATCAATGATTAAACTAAATCCTATCAATAGATTAAAACCAATAGAGTTTGGAGTTGCACCAGGAGTTAAAACAGCTTTCGACAAGTCTTACAACACTGCAAGATCTACCGTGCAAGAGTTACAAGTTAAATACAAAGGAGCAGGTACAGGAGAGATAAAAGAATCTTTAGATGACTTACAATACTATTTAAATGCAGCAGGAAGAGGGGGAAGTCAAAGTGCTATTAAGGATGTTAACGGTGCTATGAAAAGATTAAGTGATGCTATCCCTCCGAATGAAAGAATTGTTTTAAATAAAACTATAGGAGACTTAAATACTAAAGCGGCCCCTCTACAAAAATCTATGACAAAATACGGTGATGAGTCTAACTACACATTACAAGGAGGTAAAGATTACAGAGAAACTGTATTTACCCTTCCCGAAGATATCGTAACCAATTCATCACTTAGAAATAAAGGTGGACACTTTACTAGTGAGATTGGAGATGCGAATAATATTTATCATATAAGGTACGATACAAGGTTCACCCCTGAAGGTAAAAAAGTATTTATGATTAATGAAATACAGTCTGATGTAAACCAGAGTATTGCTAAGTCTTTAACTAAATCCCAACAATTAGGAGGAGAACGTAGACTTAATCCATTTAATGCTGACATAGAATTAAATTTACTTGTAAGCCAACGAGGTAAGATGTTAAAAGATTTAGATGATGCAGTTGCTAATAATGAGTTTGGAAGAGTAAATTCAATTAGTGCTTCTATGAAAGATATTAATACAAAATTAAAAAGATTAACTACGAGTAGAGATGCTTCTGGAAATAGTAATACCAAAGATTATTTTCCTATGGTTGAAGCGGATTCTTATGGGGACCATGCTGTTAAATATTTAATGCAAAAAGCTGCGCGTGAGAATGTTGATTACATAGCCGTTGCTCCTTTTGACAAAGTAAGTTTCAGACAAGGTTATAAAGCGGGTAATGAAAGATTTTACGGATACGCTAATGGTAAAGGTATTGGTAAAAAAGGAAAAGCTGTACTTCCCGATGTAATGAGTAAGAATGCAAGATTCTATGGTTCACAAGCAGGGCCAACAAAAATATCTTTATCTGATCCAACTAAACCATATAAAACAATGGGAACAGATAAATTTAAGTATCCATCAGATCATCCTTTAAAAGGAAAAGAAATTAAAAGTGATTATCACACTACCGCTCAAGAAAGTCCTGCTAGAGAAACAATGGGTCCCGGAACCTTTAAAAATATTCCAGAAGGAGATCCACGCTTGTATTTTGATGCATATGCGATTAAAGTGGTTCCACTAATGAGAAATACACAAAAAACTTATAAGTCCCAAGGCGGACTTGTGGTGGATATGTTTAAACCAATAAGGTACAATTAATCATGGCGATAGAAAAAGTAACAGAGGAATTAGCAGAAGAAGAAGTTGAACAACCGGATGGTTTACCTATAGACGTAGAGATCGAAGGTGAAGAACAGGTTAATGAAGAAACGCCTGAACAAGATTTTAATGCAAACCTTGCAGAAGACATGGATGAAAGAACTCTTAAAGAAATGGGTTCTGATTTAGTTGAAGAATATAAAAAAGATAGAACTTCTAGAAAAGAATGGGAAGACGCTTACATTAAGGGTTTAGATTTATTAGGTACAAGAAACCAAGAAGTAACAAAACCATTTAAAGGAGCTTCCGGTGTCACGCATCCATTGTTAGCAGAAGCTGTTACACAGTTCCAAGCACAAGCTTATAAAGAATTAGTACCCTCTGACGGGCCAGTACGAACACAGGTTATAGGACTACAAACACCGGCCACCGAAGCACAAGCCGAGAGAGTTAAAGATTACATGAACTACCTTCTGATGGAGGAGATGGAAGACTACACAACTGACATGGATCAGATGTTATTCTACCTACCTTTATCTGGATCTACATTTAAGAAAGTTTATTTTGATGCCTTGCGAGACAGGCCTGTATCTAAATTTATTCCAGCAGAAGATTTAGTAGTTCCATACTACGCATCTGATTTAAAAGATTGTGAAAGAATTACTCACGTTATTCAAATGACTTTAAATGAAGTCACTAAAAAAATGGCTGCAGGTTTTTACAGAGACATTGATTTAATTGATAGTAGTACAGAACCAGATTCAATTCAGAAAAAATTAAATGAATTAGAAGGTGTTAAAGGTACTGGATCAGATTATTTAAACACTATACTTGAGATGCATGTAGATTTAAATTTAGATGACTATGAAGATTTTGATGACAAAGCTAAGAAAATTAAAATTCCTTACATCGTAACTATTGATGAAGGTAGTGGAGAGGTTTTATCTATTTACAGAAATTACAAGCCCGATGATTCCACTTATTCTAGAACAGAATATTTTGTTCATTATAAATTTTTACCTGGACTAGGTTTTTATGGTTTTGGTTTAACACATATGATTGGTGGCTTATCACAAGCTGCGACACAAGCACTAAGACAATTGATTGACGCAGGTACTTTAAAAAATTTACCAGCAGGATTTAAAGCTAGAGGTATTAGAGTTAGGGATGATGATCAGCCTATTCAACCAGGAGAGTTTAGAGATGTAGATGCACCTGGAGGAAATATTAGAGATCAGTTCTTTAATTTACCTTTTACAGAGCCTTCACCAACATTATATAACCTTATGGGTTTCGTTGTTCAAGCAGGACAGAAATTTGCTGCTATTACAGACTCTAGTGTTGGTAATGATACTCAAAACAGAGCAGTTGGAACTACAATGGCGTTAATGGAAAGAGGATCACGAGTAATGAGTGGTGTTCACAAACGTTGTTACTATGCGATGAGATTAGAGTTTAAAATTTTAGCAAGAATTTGTGGTGAGTCTTTACCTCCGGAATATCCTTATGATGTTTACGGCGGTCCAAGAAATATTAAGCAAACAGATTTTGATAGAAGAGTTGATATTTTACCTGTTGCAGATCCAAATATTATGTCTATGGCACAAAGAGTAACTCTTGCACAGACACAATTACAAATTGCACAGTCTAACCCACAGATGCACAATCTACACGAAGCGTATAGACGTGTTTACGAAGCGTTAGGGACTAAACAGATAGAGGCAATTTTAAAAGCACCACCAAAGCAACCAGAACCTTTGGATCCTGCTAAAGAAAATGCACGATCATTACAAATGAAGTTACTTACAGCATTTGAATTTCAAGAACATGATGCTCACTTACAAGCACACATGGCTTTTATGCAATCTAGAATGGTTCAAATTAATCCAC